TCTTGGTTTCAGGGCCATGCTACTGACCGGGTGCGGCGTGCAACCTACGTGGTCCATGCCAACAGTCCAGTTTTCGACAAAGCACTCCTACCCAAGGTATATGCGTCCTAATAACTTTAGGAGCGCGGCCCCTGGAGCTGAGGCCATGAATAGAAGGTAAGACTATTTTATTACTTGTCAATAGATATTGATTAAATAGTCTTTAACACGCAAGAAAAATGCAGAAAATGAATTGAGATATGTCATTTTTAACCGATAATAGTATTTATGCCAGCGGCTTAAATTACCTACGGGATACCGCTACTGGTATGTATGTGTGTTCCGGCGCTCCCGCTACGGTGGCCAACGTGGTTAGTTATCAATTAGTCCGGCACCTCTTGACCTCCGCCGATATTACGATGGCCGACGGAGATACCTCCGGTGCCTGATCCAGGCGTTATCGTGCTGTCGAAACACGGCTATTGCACCTTGGCGCATATTGAAGCCATCTTGCCACGCCAGCCGCTTACATCTGAAACGACCGTCAACCGGGCACGGGCCAAGGCGGCGGTGCAGGACTACTTCGACGACATCAACGGGCGCTTGTATGTCTTGGGCTACGACGTGCCGGTGCCGTCTACTAATTCAACCGGCATCAATCGGGTGAGCCATCTCAATATGTTGGGTGCCGCCGCAGAAGTAGAGATGAATTGGCATTCGTCGGTGAATGCGGAAAATAGCCAGTTGGCCTCTCAGTTGTTTGAGCAGTACGATGAGATGTGGGACTTGATTGAGGGGGGGCGCATGACGATGGGCATCACGCAACGGGCCACGTATTTCCCGACCAAGAAACAGCGCAAGCCGGGGTACTCTTTCTTGCAGCCGGATGCATTGGACCAAGAAGAGCCACTTTTTGATAAGGATACCCTCTTTTGAGCGCCGATGACATACAATTAGGTGTAGACGGCTATTGCACCTTGGCGGCAGTGGAGGCAACGCTTCCGGCGCTAACGTTTACGGCTACCTCCCAGCCGACGCGGGTGCAAGCCGGGATTATAGTCAAGGACTACTTCGACGATATTAATGCCCGCTTGTATGTGTGTGGCTATGAGGTGCCGGTAGGGTCGGCCCATGCGACCGGCATCCAGCAGTTAGCGCACTTAAATATGTTAGGCGCGGCGGCACAGATTGAGCTTAGCCACGGCACGCTCAACGACATGGCCCGCACCAACGACGGCGGGTTATACGACCAATATGATAAGACGTGGAGCATGATAAGAAAGAAGCGCATGACGATGGGCTTGACGCAACGCAGCACCTATTTTCCAACCCGAAAGCAGCAGCAGCCGGGATTTCAATTTACCGACGACGGCGACGGGCAAGAGACAGCTATGATTTTTACGGACAACGCGGAGTTTTAACATGCCTCTAACTTCGGATATACAAGTAGGTATGGACGGCTATTGCACGCTGGCCAAAGTAGAGGCGGCGATGCCGAGCTATTCCTTTTCGGCCACTTCACGGCCTACGCGAGTGCAAGCGGCCATCCATATCCGCACGATCTTTCATTCTATCAACGGCATATTAGACAACCTGGGCTATCTCACGCCAGTGCCCTCAACTAACCCCACGGCCATCCGTGTCTTGGGGCACCTTAATATGTTAGGTGCCGCATCGATGGTGCAGGGCGCGGCGTATAGCGTCAACCGTGACCTATCGGAGTATAAATCAAAGTTGATGGAGCGTTATGAGATCGAACTTAAAGTACTGGAAAAAGGACAAAAGGCCCTCTTGGATGCAGCGCGTGGCGACGATTATACACCGCGTGTGGACGAGGTTAAGCCGGCCTTCGAGATGGATGTGAGTAGCAACGGCGTAGACGAAGAAGCGCCGCAGATAGATTTGGATACGGAGTTTTAGTGCGGTGGCCCGCTTTTTAACGTTTGATATAGAGATCGAGGGCGTCAAGCAAGTCTCCCGAGCGATGGCGGTGCGCGAGGACCGGGTGCAGGACTTGCGGACGGTCTGGCGCGAGGTGGCGGCAGATTTTGCCCGGTTGGAGAAGACGGTCTTTAATAAAGAGGGGGCCCTGGGCGGCTGGCAACGCTGGAAAGCCTTGGCTCCGGCCACCCAAAAAGAGAAAGCTCGCAAGTATGGGGGCAATAAGATCTTGGTCCGGTCGGGCCGTTTGCGGATGTCGCTGACTAATCCCACCAGCCCGGAGTTTGTGTTTATCTCTATGCCGCTATCGGTTGAGCTGGGCACGCGGGTGCCATATGCTAAGTATCATCAAAAAGGCACGTCGAAGATGGCCAAACGGGAGCCTATCCGTATCACGGAGGCAGGCAAGAAACGTTGGGTTAAGATGATCCAAGCCTATCTGGTTAAGACGGGTCAACTGGAAAGGAAACACGCCTGATGGCAGGCAAAAAAGACAGTGTGTGGGTGGCCGATAAGATTGTCACGGAGCTACAAGGGGCGATGACGGCTAAGCTGACGGCGTTGGACAGCGAGTATGCCGACGGCATCACCTTGGCGACCATACCCAACCACCATTACGGCCTGGCGGAGCATGTGCAGCCCGTGGGCTTTCCGTTGCTTTACGTTATCCCTGAATCGGCTGATTTGAACCCGGCGGGCGGCGAAGTACGCTACGGGATTGAATACCATACGATGACCGTCGCCATTGCCGTAGTGGGCAATGAAGACGAGGACGATCTAAAGCGCCGGTCGGCACGGTATGTGCGGGCCGTGCAGGAGATCATGGTATCGGAGCGGACGCTGAGTTGCTCTGTATCCGACGTATTGCCGCTGAGCCGGGCGTACTCGCCGCTAATATCAAGTAGTGATGGGCTGATGCAAGAAGCCCAAATACAGTTACGAGTACAAACCATGACCTAGGGAGGTTTTCCCAATGCCGAAGTTTAAATACAATGGCGTAGACACTTGTCGGTATGGCACGGCGTTGGTGCGACCGGGCGATATTATAGAGGCCAGTGGGCACCCAGGCCATAATTTTGAGGCCCTCATTGTGCCCGCTCCTCCGATTAAGGCGCTACCCGCTAATGTTAAACCGGATAAAATAGAGGACAATAAATAATGGCTAACGAACTAATTAGTGGTGTCGGTGTAGTCCTATACGCCACCAAAGAAGGCACGTTTGGCGCACATCGGCCTTTGGCGGGTGGGTATGCTATGCGGACGCTCTCGGAATCTTTTACACCGGCGGAGGAGCGCGAACCGCGACCCGACCGTTCTGGAAGCGCTGACCATCTAGCTCGCATCAAGGGCCGCAAGTCGGCCACGTGGGAGGTATCTAAACTCATTCTACCCAACGGCACCGCCGGGACGCCGCCCGATGATCACGAGATATGGGAGAATGCGCTAGGCAACGCCGTGATTGATGCGTCGGGCGTCACGTATTCTCTGGCGACGGCTCACAATACCACGTTGACCTTGCGCCGGGGCGTCCGTGCCCAGGGCGATGGCTCCAGCGAATTTCAAGAGCATGTGCGCGGTGCCGTAGCTTCTCGCACGGAGATCTCTTGGGGCAACCAAGGGCAAAACGGCTTGGCCAGCGTATCGTTTGGCGGCGATGCGAAAGACTGGGGCTTTACCGGCAATACCACCTTGAACAATACCGACGTTGCCGGGATTCTGGTATCGACCCTGACGTCTACCTTTGATAACGTCAAGCAACTGACGCCGGGATCGCTGTTTAAAATGAAATTAGATACCGGCGGCGGTTCGGGTATTATCGTGGATTCGATAAATGTCACGAATAAAACGATAGTATGGTCCGAAGGACTGGAGGCCACGCACGCCAACACCGCCTTGACGCCGTATAACCCGACTGAGAGCACCAACGGTGAGCCGATTCATGGACGCATCGGCTTATTGAGTCTAAACGGCTCTTCGACGGTCATCAAGCATGTAGGAGGCCGCGTCACCTTAGAAGACAACCGCAGCTTACTCAACGAAGAGGTCGGGTCTGATTCCGGCTCGCGGGTCTTACGCGATGATCGCCGGAATGTGACGTTTAGCATGGAATTCTTGATTAAGAAAGAAGAAGTGCCGGACTTGTTGGGCAGCGCGTTTGCTCAATCGGGTGTCAACGTGCAAGTCAACGTGGGCGATGCCCCCGGCAAGACATTGCAACTGTTGATGACCAACGGCGATTTGGATCTCCAACCCATCGATATGCCCGATCAAGCCAATGCACGCTACACGATGCAGGGCCAGGCGTTGGGCACCAGCGGCAATGACTCCATAACCGTCCGGTTCCGCTAAGTCTCCTCCGCGCGTGCGCGGGTCTTGGTTTCAGGGCCATGCTACTCACCGGGTGCGGCGTGCAACCCACGTGGTCCACGCCAACAGTCCAGCTTTCGGCAAAGCACTCCTACCCAAGGCGGTGCGCCCTAAAACGTTAGGAACGCGGCCCCTGGAGCTGAGGCCATGAAGAGAAGGTAAGCCTGTTTTATTACTTGTCAATAGATATTGATTAGATAGTCTTTAGAAAGAAGAATAATATGACCACCACAACATTATAGAGTTACACATAGAACCAGTAAACCACTCATCAGGGGCGGAGCAAATGCTCCGCCCCTTTTTTTAATACCTACCCTGGAGACACCTGATGGCGATCAAATTATCCTTAGCCCTCCGGCCTTATACACCGGAATGGCGCAACAATCGAGAATTGCCGCTCGAAGAACAAGTGCGGCTGACCTATCGTACCCTGACGATGCAAGATACCTTTGCCTTACAAGAGAGCACTGGCATCAACCTTTTAACCGGCTTTGATAGCGGCGGCGATGCCGACCAAGTGAAGAAGCAGTGGAACATGATTGAGACGATTATCAGCGAACATACCGAAGGCTGGGAGAACGTGCAGCAGGACGATACGGCCTTAAGTGCGGGAGCCGATATTACCAGGTACGGCGGATTGATGTTGATCGACCTGATGAGCGAGGTCGTGAATGAGGTTTTGACGGCGTCTATGGGAAGTAATGATGATCAGGGAAACTCATTGCCGCCCTCCGAGTCCAGCAACTCGGACAACGATGTGGCGGCCGATGTAGTCCCGAGCTAAGGGAAGAACGCAATTGCGGCGGGGCATTCGTCCCGCCGCAGGAACGCGAAGGCTTTGCGCTATTTGATTTAATGGGCGGCATGGAACTGTGGGAATGTCCAGACAAGACCATACCGCTACGCATCTGGCAAGCCCTGGACATCTTTTGGCTCTGCCACATAAAAATGTCGGGTATGAACGGCTGGGTAATCCAACGGCAGTGCTGGCCTACTAACGATTCGCCGTTGGAGCAAGACGCTTGGTTGGTCTGGGCTTTTGATGTCTTTACGAGTGCCTTTTACGAACTGCAACATTTGGCAATGGCCGAGCAAACTCACGCGGACACATTAAAACAGGCGCACGATAAAGTGCATGCCGTCGCAAAGCGCGGATAAGGGCGCTGGAGGCCGCTTCAGCCTGCCGCATCGCTTTCGTTATAGTCGTCAAACTTTTTGCGCGAGGATATCTTTTTGACGGAATCGATAACACTAAAAATTTCGGCGACGGAGAATGCCGCCGCGGCGTTCAAGCGCATCAACGCGTCTTTAAACAAGATGACGGTCGCGATAGGCAAGGCCGAGCAAGCCACAAAGCGACTGGCGGCTTCTCAAGAGCGTTTAGGCGCGTCTTTAAAAAAGATGGCGGGCGCGACGGGTAAGGCCGAGCAGGCCGCAAAGCGGATGACCGGCACGACGGGCAAGGCCGAGCGGGCCACAAAGCGGATGGTGGCTTCTCAAGGGCGCTTAGGCGCGGCTTTAAAAAAGACGACGGTCGCGACGGGCAAGGCCGAGCAGGCCACAAAGCGGATGACCGGCACGACGGGCAAGGCCGAGCGGGCCACAAAGCGGATGGTGGCTTCTCAAGGGCGCTTAGGCAAAAGCTCCGCTACTTTGCACCGGGGCTTGGTGGCCATCGTCGCCGTATTGGGCGTCCGGCAGATCGCCAAATATTCGGATACCTGGACACAGGTAAACAACCGTATCCGTTTAGTAACCAAGACAAACAAAGAGTTCCTTTCTACGCAAGATGACCTTTTTAGAGTGGCGCAGAATACCCGTGCGTCCTTAGCGGCGACCGCCGAGCTGTACCAGCGTCTTGCCTTCAACTCGGGCAAACTGAAGCTATCTCAAGAAGACCTGATTGAGGTCGTAGAAACAATAAACAAAACGCTGATCATTTCTGGAGCCGATGCTGTCGGTGCGGAAGCCGCCTTGGTGCAGTTGGGTCAGGGGCTGGCCGAGGGGGCTTTAAGGGGCCAGGAATTCAATAGTGTCATATCCCAAGCGCCGCGTCTGGCTCAGGCTATAGCCGCCGGCTTAGGTGTGGCAAAGGAGGAATTGAGAGGACTGGCCGAGCAAGGC